AAAAGCAAAAAAATGTGGAAAGTGACATTGTACATGACAACCAAGCAGTGGGAACAACTATCAAGCTGGAGTGCACCAATGGTGGGAGCGAAAGAAACGGCTCCGTGGTTGTATTTGGAGCACGAGCCGAGTCCAGAAGGGGAATATGAAGAGAAGATTGATGAGTTAGAAAGGTCAATCCCAGGGGAGATGATTTACACTACACAGTGAAGAGTAAAAGCAAATAACGGCTAATTAACTTAACCTGACAGTGCATTAACAATATAGACTCAAAAGACATAAAACATAATATATTATTTTATATAAATAAATTTTAATTTTTATGTGGTGCATATATACCTTGAGCGAAAAGTCCACCTACACCTATACCAATAAAAAACATTGTATTAACCCATGAAGCCATTGTAGTTATTAAAAATTTCCAATTAACACCATCTAGTCCTTCTGCAAGACCAACACCAATAATACCACCTGTAATACATTGTGATGATGATGTTGGTAATCCAAATTGAGAAGCTATCATAATTACAAAAGCAGTTGAAAGTTCTGCTGCAAAACCACGAGTTGCTGTTATTTTTGACAATTTAACACCAACTGCCTGAGTAATTTTGTGTCCATATGTTGCTAAACCTGCAACTAAACCTGTAGCACTAATAATAATAATCCATATAGGTGCTGTTACAGATTTAGATATTTTACCAGTTTCAAGAATTGTCCATATACTGGTTAATGGTCCAGCCATATAACCTA